GCCCAGTTCGCACCCGTCGCCCAGTTTGCACCCGTCGCCCAGTTCGCACCCGTAGCCCAGTTTGATATTGCGCGCCTCAAATTCGGCGGCTAATTCAGAAAGTTCATTGTACTGAAAGGGTGTCCAGCCTTTGCCTGAAACCCAGAGATAAATTGTTTTCATGGTTGGTTATATTTTGTGTTTAAAGTCCGTGGTTGTTAGCCCATATCACGAGTTCGGCAAGCGTTGTCGACCCTGTGCGACGCATAGCGTTTCGTTTGTGTGTTTCGACCGTCAACTGGGAGAGTGACAGTATTTCGGCAATCCGTTCGGTCTTACATCCCTCTTTATATAGGCGGACAATCTCTTTCTCCCGCATTGTCAGGTTAGTATTAAACTCTGGGTTACAGATTACTTTATAGTATTTGCACTCCCCCACCAGCGGACAAGCAACATTCTCGAAGTTGAACCGGCCTAATTCGTCCACATCGGGCACTTTGTCGTACATCCCGAAGTTGCAGCGGATAAACCGGTGTGCGCACCTGTATTTGAAATAGGGGGCATTCACCTTGCTCTTATTGTAAATCTCCGACAGCGCCTTGAATGCCTGCGGGTAGTCAATCTCAATTACCGAGAATAATGCGTCGGTGAGCTCCTTTTCTTCTTCCATATATGTGCGGACACCCTTTTCGTCGCGAATCTGCACCTCTCCTTCGGGTGAGTTAAAAAACTCTACGTTATTTAACCTTTGCATGGGTACCTTTGTATGGATAATCTTCTGGGAATAATGCGTCGCCGGGGAACCTATTTTCAGAGAATTTATATACACAGAATGCTATGTTATCCCTGTCTGACTTGTCAGGACGGGTGTGTCCGTGCGCCCATCGCCATATTGTTGTCCTGTCCTTTCCTGTCACAAGACGAATTTCTGCCCACAACTTACTTTTGCGAGTCTTCCCAAGTGTAGAAACATATTCTTGGAACGGCAACTTTACAGCGCGCTGATTTGCAGTATTCATATTCATATTATTTGTCCAGTATTGCCATGATCCGCTCAATGCAGGCGGCCTGCTCCTCGAGTAGTGCCGTCAAGCGGTCAGTCGATTGAATTACTTCGTTCATATTGCATCGTGCTTTAGTCACCATAGTACATTCCTCGGACACCATAGAAACCTGTCGGCACTTTCAGCAGTTCGGGGCGGTACTCCGTGGCCTTCGGCTGCTCCGTCGGGCGGTTCTCGATCTTCGCGGTCAGCATCGCCAACTTCTCGTTGCGCCAAGCCTTGCGCAGGCAATCCCCCAAACTCTTGCCCGGCTGTACCTTTTTAAGGTACCAGGCGTTCTTCATGATCTTCGATTTGTCGTAAGTTGCTTTCATCGCGTTGTCCGTTTTTATTACCTTCAAAAAGGTACAATCGTCAAATATTCAGTCCCCACGCTTGCGTTTTTCATCTTAAATCGTATATTTGTATCAGCTTTGTGGGTTTCACATTGCAAATATACTAAACTATTTGAGTATATACCAAAATAATGAAGTATTTTTCAATCAAATAATATTATATAATTACAGAATATTATAAGTACAAACTCTTCATGGCTGATAAACTGATAGATAAGGCCGTAGAATTACTACGAAGCACACAAGACACTCCGTATAAGATCGCCAAAGCGACTGGATTGTCACAAACAATTATCGGCAAATGGAAGAAAGGAGAAGGCAAGCCGAGTAGAGCAAATGCCAGATATATACTCCAATATTTTGGCATATCCAATATGGAAGACCAACCTGTCAGCCAAGGAGGCGAAGACGTCACGCCACCGAAAACTGAACTAAATAACCCAAAAACTATGGAGAGATTCTTAGATTCACTACTCCGGCAAAACGAGGAGTTGATTCGGCAAAACGGGGCTTTAATTGACCTGTACCGAGAAGAGAGAGCGAAAAGCAAGGGCGATGTCGCCCAAAAAAAAGAGGCATAGCGGTATTCTAATTAGCCTTATGCCATCTTCATTAGAGCGGAAGCAATATGATAAAATAGAACCACCCAAAATAAGCTCCATATAATCGAGCTACACATTTAAAGGAGATTACGGTCTCCTTTAAAAATGACCGGGGCGCCCGCAGGCCAAAACATAAAAACTTCGGTTTATTTCAATAGCACAAATATTTTTTTACTCTTTTCTTACCAACTCATTTCGATAGGGGTAAATTCATAAACTCATGAAAAAGTTATTACACTTCTTACTATTCATTGTTGGACTAACATTATGCGCCTGCACATCAGAAAGCAATAATGATGATGGCTTTGATCCACTAAGTGGCTACAACAAGAAATTCGATTTTTCCAATGTTGACACGGTAGGACTTCGTATTACAGAGTGTTGGGGAGATGACAGCAACGATTTCGTGGCCTCCCCCTCATATCGGGAATGGTGGGGTAAAGATTATGTTGTAATATTGGGCAAGCGAAATAACACATATGCATGGCTTGGAGTATTCGATTACTTTACTCGTAAATGCATATATGATTACACAGACTGGGGAAAACCAGTCGGATATACAGAATATGGGGAGGAATATAAATATGATGTTACAGAGATCTGGCCAACTCAATTAACATTCGGGGATAATTACTTCACAGCCGCAATAAGATACAGCGATTGGGAAAATAATAGAACTCGAATTGACTTTGTTGTATATACATCGGATAATAACACAATCAGGAGGACGGTATTAGAAGAAATGCGCAGTTCGGCTGCGGTAGGTCATCATAACTTTGGAAATTTGTATAGGGACTTTCCGTTCTTTTATTTATACCTCAGATTCTTCTCTCCAGACTCGCAGCAGCAAACCGTATGGTTTTATAATTCGAGCATTAATGAAATAAATACATTTACGTTCAATTCCTTACCTAATAAATCGACGGCAGCTATAATAGATGCAGCTTTCGCCAATGCAGATTATACGCAATCTCGCATCCTCATAAACCCTAATGATGTAGAATCCTGGCTCGCGTATACAAGTCCAGATCAATCAAATTAGTGGCTTACGATCATGGCGAACTATCCGACGTTCAGGAAGTAGCGATTTTCGATGAATATACGGGCTCCTATGACCAAGCGCCACGGTATGCAGTTGAATACTTAGAACAGGAAGCCGATAGCCATTTATTAAAAGTAACCCGCACTGAATATAACGGGACGCGGGAATCCAAGAAGGTGCATATATACATTTACGATAATGAATACAATATAAAAATAGAGTAACTACATGATTCATAAAGAGGATATTTCGTTTACAAACGAAATTTTGTCGAGTATAAACGACCCGCGTAAATCATTACTTATCGTTGATGTTTACCGATTAGCTCAGAACGAAGCACAGGCTGATAGAGTAATGAATACGTTGGTCGAATATGAGGCCACTCGCAAATCTAATTTGGCATTAGAAAAAACGTGCAACACAGCAGTATTAATTGATAATGGTGGTGCTGAATATATATTTGCCCAACAACAGGAGCGCGAAATAACCCTTCGACAAGAGCGTGAATTTAGGGAATTGTCAATACAAGAAATAAAACGCAATAGACGGTGGGCGTGGGCAGCTTTTTTAGTTTCGCTTGTAAGTATAGGAATATCTATCATTTCGCTATGCGTTAAATAGCAATAAAAAAGTGACACAAAATCTGAGTCGTTCACGTAACGGTTTTTTGTACCTTTAGAACAATAAACACCACCAAAGTAAGTTTTCCCTATGAGGAAAACACAAACTTTTAGAACAATCCATCCAAAGATAAAAGCCTCAAAAATTAGGGGCGGAATCCATTGTTATTAAAATGCCTGCTCCCACCTTTGCCCTGAGAGATTGTTTTTCATGGCAGAAGGGAAGCTGACGATAAAGCAGGAGAAGTTCTGCAACAAGTACCTCGAGTGCGGCAACGCATCCGAGGCGTATCGTTTTGCGTATGACTGTTCCAGAATGACAGATAATGTGATATCTGTCAAGGCATCTCAATTGCTTTCTAACGGTAAGGTTACGGTAAGGGTAAAACAACTTCAAGCCCAATTAGCCGAAAAAGAACTTATCACCAAAGAGGAGCTAATCCGGCTTAATGTATCCATCATTAATGCCGACGTACTCGACTTTGTCGATGCCGACATGGTTGATATGAAAACCGAATATGGCGTACGGCAGGTTCCCTCAATTTCTTTCCAAGACCTAAAATCTCTTCCGCCTGAAAAACGGCGTTTAATCCAGTCCATAAAGATTGACCGTTCAGGTAGCCCCGTCGTGGAATTGATGGACAAAAGCAAGGCGATAGAAACCATCAACCGCATGCTCGGATACAATGCCCCGGAGAAAACTGCCAACACTGACACTAAAGGTAATGACCTTCCGCAGCCGACATTCAATACAGATCGTTTCTTTCAATTAATACAAATGAGCAGGAGCGATGACTGATTATTCCAGTGTAGGTAACTTCTTGTTGAAGGAAGGGTGTTTGGCATTTACGGCTGTAATGTTCGAGGCTGTGAACAAACAACCTTTTCGGATTGCGCCCCATCATCGAATAATATGCCATAAACTCGACCAAGTACTCCGTGGAGAACACCCGACTAATAGGCTCATGTTTAACATTCCTCCGCGACATTCTAAAACAGAGTTAGCCGTCGTGTCTTTCTCTGCGATAGGATTTGCCATCAATCCGCGTTCCGAGTTCATGCATCTTTCGAGTAGCGATCAACTCACTACCCGGAATGTTACGAACATACGGAGGATCATGGAGGATCCCAATTACCGCGCATTCTTCCCAAATGTCGAACTGTCCAACAATGCCAAAGGAAGTATATCCACCTCAAGCGGGGGTGTAATGTATGCGGCTCCCTTTATGGGTCAAATAACAGGGTTTGGATGCGGTAAACTGGGAGCACAAGAATTCAGCGGTGCAATGAGTATTGACGACCCGATGAAGGCTCAGGATAGCTACTCCAGTACTACCAAAGAGCGTATTGGCGAACTGTGGACTTCTACATTCAAGAACCGTCTTAATGACGTTCGTACCCCGGTCATTGTAACAGCTCAAAGGCTCGCTCCAGATGATTTTTGCGGATACTTATTGCAGCTTGAAGGCACGATAGAGGAAGGTGGAGAATGGGATGTTGTCAAATTCCCCGCAATCTTAGATGCAGGGCTACCTACCGAACGTGCACTTTGGGAGGATCGATTCGCGCTTGATAAATTAAAGCGATACCAAGAAGCGGATCCCTTCATATTTGAGACCCAGTACATGCAGAATCCCAAGCCTCTTGAGGGATTAATGTATCGTGAATTCCGAACATACGACGTTATCCCCTACTCCAAAGATTGCACGCATAAGAATTACACCGATACAGCAGATACGGGAAGCGACTATCTATGTTCGATATGTTACGACGAATTACCCGAGGGAAATTATGTGACCGATGTGCTCTACACAAAAAAGCCCATGGAGTATACCGAACCCAAGACGGCCGAAATGCTTGCAAGGAACAGGACGGAATGGGCTAATATTGAAAGCAATAACGGAGGGCGGGGCTTTGCGCGCAATGTAGAACGCATCCTTCGCCAGATGAACATTACCCACACAACGGTTAGTTGCTTTTGCCAGACCGATAATAAGCAGGTGCGCATATTTACCAAGTCGGCAGACGTCAACAACATGACATTTTTCCCGACAAATTGGGACAAAAGGTGGCCGGAATTCTATCAGGCCATTATGGGATACATGAAAGAAGGGGGCAATGCGCATGACGATGCCCCCGATGCGCTGACCGGATGCTTTGAAAAGCGCAGCACACCGATACAAGACGATGATTTAAGTGATATTAATATTTGGTAAACAATGAACTTTTTAGATCGCCTTTTTACATTTTTCCAAAATAAAACGCTCAATGCATTAGGTGTTGAGCGGGATTTAATGGAGCTTATCAAGGCAAAAGACATCAGCCGGGCTATGTCTTTGATGGAAGATCATGATGTCGAAGTGTCCAAGGCCCTGTGCGAATACAATCCAAAATCCCACGCCGTAATGGGGCGTCGAGACAAAACGAGGAAGGGACAGGAAGATTACCGCACGGAGAAATTGCCCCGCACTCGTCAACGCTATATAAATGAGGTGGAATTGTTCTTCCTGCTTGGAAATCCGATAAAATGGAAGGTATCCGACGAATCCGGTGATGCCGATGCATTTTCGGCTTACAAACAATTCCTTCGAGAAATACGATTCGACAGTAAGATGCGACAGGCTAAACGGCTGGCCGGAGCCGAAACCCAAAGTGCAAAGCTGTATCACATTTACAGGGACGAGGCAACGGGGCTTCCTTGGGTGAAAATAGTTGTGCTGTCGAAGTCTAACGGATATACCTTGCGCCCCATGTTCGACCAATATGGTAACCTCCTCGCATTTGGATGTGGGTATTATTTGAAGGAGGGCGCCGGAACAGTAGAGCATTTCGACATTCATACACCCACTTTTATATTCCGGGGCAGAAAAGCCAAAATAGGTTGGGATGTGACCCCAGTGCTTAATCCAACTGGTAAAATTAACATCATTTATTACAAGCAAAATACGGCATGGGATGGATTGCAGCCCCGAATTGATCGGGAAGAAAGTATTGACTCAAAAACCGCAGACACCAACAATTACTTTGCGGATCCAATGTTCATTGCCACCGCAGAGGTTATCAAAAGTCTTCCCAAAGCTGATTCCCCCGGAAAGGGGATCAAGCTGTCAAGCAAAGATGATCGGTTTGAATACCTTAATCCACCTATGTCGTCTGAAACGAGGCAACAGGAAAAGTCGGATTTAAAAGAATCTATACTTTTCGATACTTTCACTCCGGAGTTCACTCCAGAGAAAATGGTCGGATTGGGGACTTTGTCCGGTGAAGCCATTAAGCGCGCAATGGTTCTCGGATATATCAAGCGTGATAATCGAAAAGAGATATATGACGAACTCGTCGACCGGGAAAAGAATCTCATTTTGGCGATTATGATGAATGTAACTCATATCCATATGAGAGACAAACTCGCCACCCTCAAGATCGAGCATGAATTTTCGGAGCCCTTCAACGAAGACATTACTGCAAGGTGGCAATCCATAGGGAAAGCCTATGCAGATGGAGTGCTTTCACTTGAGGAATCTGTAAAATTAATGGGTGTTGCAGATAATTACCAAGAGGAAATCGAAAGAATTAGGCAAATGAAAGAAGCCTCTGCCACAAGCATCTACGAGGATGCAAAAACAAACCTTTCGACCAAAAAAGACGAGAATTCAAGTATCAATACCCCGACGGAATAAAACTTTTAGAACAATGACGGCTATTATACATCAATTTGATCCGCAAATTTATCCTCGGTTAATTTGGGTGGTAATAGGTGAAAAAAGCGCATCTGCAATAAGCGATAGGTTTGAAAATATAACAGATATGGACGACACATCTGCGGCGGATACGCAGAGTACATACGACATCACAAATAAAAGGGGTGGAGTTCTTATCAGGTTCGCCACAAAGGCGAACGCTCAAAATATCCAGTACGTTTGCCACGAATCTACACATGCGGCTATGGAGATATTCGATTATATCGGTGGACGCATTGATTGCAGTAACCAAGAGCCATTCTGTTATTTGGTCGGCTGGATATCTGAATGCATAAAAGAGGCTTTGAATTACCGTACAAAAAAAGTATAAATTTCCGTCCTGCCCATTGTTATTAAAATGCCCGTCGAAATCTTTGCAACAGAGATTAATTAAAATAATATGAAAGAAAAACTTTTAGCACTGCTCCAAACCAAATTTGCAGGGGTGGACAATGCGATCCTCGACCGAATCGCAACGAAGAAGTCAGAGAATGTAACGGACGAAGCGCAATTACCTACCATAGCAGAGGGGATTGGCTTTCAGGACGTGTTAACCAGCTACGGCGACTACCGTGCAGGGGATGCGCAGCAGACCGCAGTCAAGAACTACGAGAAGCGGCATAACCTCAAAGACGGGAAGCCTATCGAGCAACCTGCCACAGGGGAGCGGCAGGCGAATACTACTCCCAGTAGCGAAGAGCCCGAATGGTTCAAAGCCTACAAACGCCAGCAGGAAGAGCGTGAAAATGCTGTAAAAGCAAAGTACGATGCCTTGGAAGCAGCGCGTGTAAAGGCCGAACGGGATTCATTGCTGCGCACAGCGGCCAAGGCGGCAAATATCAACGAATCGGCATTGGATGATATCCTAAACCTCGCATCTGCAATGAGCGAGGAAAATCCGGACGAAGCGAAGCTCAAAGAGAAGTTCGCAGCACTCCAGACGCGATTCGTTGCCGCAGGGCTTGAGGGGCAGGAAACGGCATTCCCCTTCTCCACATCTGAGGCTCAAAGCAAAGAGGAGGCCAAAATGTGGGCTGAAAATCTGCCGGATGCAAAATAAAAACAACAACAAACATGGCTATTAAATTCGAAAAGACACAAGTTAAGGGCGGGTTCCCGGTATTCTGGCGCGGAGAGCGCGAAGTGCTGCCGGGTGATTTCGCCGTGAAGGGCACCTATCCGGAAGGCACGATACTCAAAGAGGGAACGCCTATCAAACTCGATTTCGAGAACATGGAGTGCACCATCTGCAAATCGGCACGAATCGTAGAGGGCGGTACCACAACCAAACCGCGTGTCATCAAGGGCTCTATGTTCCAGATCAACGATGCCGTCAAAGTAGGCGATTCCTCCGGCACCATCAAGAGCATTAGCACCGCCAACGAATCATACGACGAAATCACATTAAGCGCAGCAATGACAGAAGCAGTAGCAGGCGCTGATCTGCTCGGAGGGGATGAAATTCCGGACGCCGTCATCGAAACGACAAAGGAATACACCAAGGCCAATGGATTTCCGACTGTCTCGGCAGCTTATGGGGCGCGAATCCTCAAGGATGTAGCATACCCCATCCCCGAGACTTGGCTGCAAGGCTACAGTATGAAAAACAACCCTGAAATCAAGTACATCAGACAGTAAAAGACAGGTAAACAATGAGCGAAGTATATTATTCTTCTATTTTCAGCGAGCTGACCAAGCAGGTGCAAGCTCGCATCGACGCAGCATCTGAACTGCGCAAGCGCTTGTTCGACCAAAATGTCTACGAGCGTTTTTTGGAGTGGGATACTCCCACGGTAGGGTTCAATTTCGAAGAGATCATCGGATCGTATAATCTGGGCGTAGCAGCTGCCACCTTGGATTCGAAAGGCAAGGAATCCATTATGGGAACTGAAGGCCTGGCTACAATAGCCAAGAAAGTCCTCATTCACCAAATGACCCTACCGATGCCCATTGAAGACTATCGGAAGGTACTTCAGCTGCTGGATTCACGCATGATCTCAGATCAGGCAAAGAAACAGCAGCTCGTAAACCTCATGTGGGGCGGCGTTGAACGGGTCGTGGAATCCGTACAGGCCAAAATAGACATCATCTTCCTAGGTGCCCTCTCGAACAAAGGGGTATTTTCATTCACTCAGGAAAACAACCCCGAAGGAGGTGTGCGAGGCAATATCGACTATGGCATGCCGCAAGAAAACATCGCCACAGCAGATACACAGTGGACGGAGGGCAACATCGACACGGTCGATGTATTCGAGGATATCCAAGGCATTGTCGATGCGGCTCAGGAGAAGGTGACCTTCGACCGCATCCTTCTGGATCAAAAGCGGCTTTCGTACATCCTGCGCAGCAAGAAGATGAAGCAGGTCATCTTCGGCACGGACAAATCATCGTCACCACTTCTGCTGGCCAACCTAAACGAGTTCATGCGGTCGAACGGATTGCCCGTATTCGAGGTGATCCGACGGATGACGCGCATTCAGGACAATGGCAAGATCCGCGAATACAAACCGTGGAATGACAAGAGCCTCGTATTCGTGCCGGAGGGTCGTCTCGGCGTTATCAAAAACGCCTACGCAGACAACGAGCTTCGCCCCGAGCCGGGAGTTGCCTACTCCAACTACGGACGCATCCGCATCTCGCAGTGGGGCAAAGGCGAGACGGATAACTCGAACGGCGTGGAGTTCACGAAGGCGCAATCCATCTCTTTGCCCGTCATTACCGAAATCAACGGTATTTACTCGCTGAGTGTAGAATCGTAGGAGTGCATGACGGTCGCAGAATGCATACATCAGGAGTTCAGCATGGTCGGAACCATCTCCGACTATGGCGTTCGCCGCTTCGCCAGGGAATGGGGTTACGATCCCAACTCCCTGGCGGGTAGCGACCATCAGCAACAACTAATCGCCAAGCGCGTATCCGAATTCATCGACAGCCTGATAATGCACCCTCTGTCGGTAAGCGAAAACGGGCATTCGGTGTCCTGGTCTGAAAGCGCCATGAAGCAACGGGCACAACTGATGCTTCGGCAATATGGCATCACGCCCGGCGAAGAATTGAGCAGCTCTATTGGCCTGTCCTCGATAAAGGATGCTTCGAACTTGTGGTAATATGTATTTCGCGCCCCACATACTCTATTTGAGGATCGATCCTCCCAAACAATACGACGAACTGGGACGTCCGATAGCTATGTCCGAAAATGATGCATGGCAGGAAATAGGTGATTGTCGTTGCGACGACGACACAACCGTCCGCCTTGTATCAGAGAACGGGGAGGTGCGCCAATCGAAATACCACATCGTCTACGAAGGGAGAGGAGTACCCAAAGGAGGTTACGTGAAATGCATTGACAAGGCGACCGGCACAGTACGGGGCGAAGGCTCTGTGGCAATAGCCAAGGTAAACAACTATTTCAACGCTTCAGACCTTTGGATATGATTACAACGGGAGACGCGCGCAACATACTGTTCTCGGCGTGTAAGGGGGTTGGGATAAAGGACATGCACACTTCATGGGCTATCCCCGAGGGGAAAGTCAATAGAGAGCGTATCGTCGTCATCACACCACCCGAGCAGACGTCGGACACGTATTGGGAAAATTGCTTTGTTGCTGTAAACCTGTGCGTCCCCGACATCAAGGGAGAAGCGAACCTAAAACGGCTGGACGAACTCGAACGGGCAGCCAAGGCGAGGTTCAAAGAATGGACATACGGTACTTACGACGGATCCGCATACAGGTACAGGTATGAGAATATCGGCCGCGAAGAAGATGTAAACCTCGGATGCCACTATATCTACATCAGAGTACTATTCAGAGTATTAAACATTAAAAACAACTAAAACAATGGCAAAAGTAATAGCAGTAGGAATCAAGAAGCTGTATTATGCAGACCCCGCGAAGGTCACAGGAGATCTTACGGGTACCCTTCTGGCAACCATCATTAAAGATGTCAGCACGAAACAGGTGGAGAACATCCACCAAGACACATGGAGCATCGAAGAGGAGGAGCCGTCTACGACGGAGTACAGGAATCAACTCACCAATGGCGTATATCGCCAAGACACCGAAATGGGTAACATTCAGATGTCGTTTACCATCGGGCAATACGACTATGAAACCAAGGCGGCTTTCATGGGCGGCACGGGGTCGGAGACGTCATGGAAACGTGCGCGAGGCGTCACGCGCATTGAAAAATGCATGATCGCCCTGACGGAAGACAACCAGTATTGCGTCTTTCCGAAGGCCTCGGTTATCGCCCGTAACACCAATAATGAGGGAGCCGTAGGTATCGGTGTAGCAGCTGCTGCCCTGGAACCAGACAACACGGCGGTCTCGTCGGAATATTGGTTCGATTCTTCGGAGGTGGACGTCGAATAAAAACCTCCAAGCCATCAGCAGTCCAGGGGTGGGAGGCGTGTGCCCCTCACCCCTATTTCTTAAAATCAATCTTATGAAATTGGAGTTTATCAGTATCCGCATAGCATCGAAGGGATACACTGTATACAAGATGTCCCCCATGACGGCAACGCGCATCATGACGGCGCGGGATGTCAACAAAGATCCGGACGAGAGTAAGGCATGTATATCGGCGATGGCGCATAGTATAGCCTTGGCGGTTGTCGGCAGCCGCAACATATTCGCGGGTGTCAGGGTGTGGTTTTTACGCCGCAGATTCATGAAGCGGGGCACATTCAACGAGTTGTTCGACTGTTATCAGAAAATACTGCTGATGATACCCCTTGAGGATATTGCCTCGGTTGCAGCCGTAATGGAGGGATTGTCCGCAACAATATCCAAAGACCATGAGTAAATCGGCGGATATTGTCGCCAGGTCATTGCTGAATACGCATCATGCGTCGGTAAAGCTCGGGGTGCTGAAATTCCGGGTATACCAACCGTTCGTGAAGGATTTGGCAAGGGCATTCGCCGGAGGGAAAATAGACGTTTCGATCTCCGGAAGGCAAAAATATTCCATGGAAACAATATCCAGGCTGCTTTTCCGGCACTCATGGTGCCAGAAACTATTCCTGTGGTACGCCAAGCGGTATGCCACCTGTGAAGAGATTTCCGCCGCGACCATGAAAATAGCCGACATCGTATCGGGCAAAGACTTGTTCGATTCGGTGAAGATCGACAAAACACGCCGGAAAACAGTGTCTGAAACCGTCGGGAATAATACGATAACGGGCATTATCGCAACGATGATGGATCAATTGAACATCTCCTACAACGAAGCCTTCCAGGGCATAAACTACCCTACCATGCTCCTCATGATGACCGACAAGGTGCGCACACTCGTAGGGGACGAGGAAAAAATAGTGCAGGGATCGGGCGCCGATATGGCCCGAAGAAGAAGCAATAAGAAAAGAGGCAATAAAGAGCAGCAATGAGCGCATTATCATTCAAAATAAACGCGGAAACCGATAAACTCAAGAGTTTTATTACCATGCTTGAGCGGTTGCGGCATGTTCTGGCCGAAATCCCAGACAGCACAAAGGAATTCGACGTCATAAACCGCAAAATTGGCGAGATGGAGGCGCGTGTCGAGCAGACAATGCGCAAAATCGCCCAGATGGAGCAGCAGGCAATGGATGCGGCGTCCAAGGCTGCCGCATCGGCCACGACCGGAACTGCTGGCGGCAACTCTACGGCAGGAACAGCGGCTACCCGGGCCGAAACTGCGGCACATCATGACCTGCTTAGTGAGCTAAAAGCCGCTAACGACGAAAAAACAAAAGCAATGGCCCAAATTAGGCTATATTCGAATGAGATCGCACGATTAAAAGCGGATGTCGCCGCGCTCAATAAGGAAGAGCAGCAGAACGGGCAATTGTCTGCAAAGAAAAGGGCGCAAGTATTGGACGCTGCCGTATCTATCGAGGAATACAAGCAGGAAATATCCCAATTGAAGCGGGAGCTCGCCAACCAAATCAAATTGGAGAAGGCCGCCGTCGGCTCGATCAACGAAATGTCCCAGGCGCTTACCCGTATGCGTGCGGTGTATAAAAATATGAGCGACGCGGAACGTGAGGGGGCGCAAGGGCAAACGATGCTTAAAAACATCGAATCGCTCGACACGAAGATCAAAGAACTGGATGCGTCGATGGGCGTCCATACTCGCAATGTCGGCAATTATGCCTCGGGATTCAATATGCTGGGATTCCAAATTCAGCAAGTTGCCCGCGAGTTGCCGTCGCTGGCATATGGCCCGCAAATATTCTTTTCCGCCATATCCAACAACCTGCCGATGCTGGCCGATGAAATAGCACGGGCGAAGAAATCGGTTGATGAATTGAAGAAAGCCGGGCAAACCTTCACGCCCGTATGGAAACAGATTGCATCGTCGATCTTCTCCTGGCAAACCCTGCTTGTGGCCGGCGTAACCGTGCTTACCCTTTACGGCAAGGAGATAACCAACTGGGTAGCGTCGCTGTTCAAAGGTAAAACGACGATAGACGCCTCTGCCGCTGCACTCGAACGCTTTAATTCCGCTATGGCTCAAGGTTCGGTGTCGGCTCAATCCGAATTAACCAAATTGAACCTGCTGTATAGGGCTGCGACAGACCTTTCCAAGCCCTATGAAGAAAGAGCCGAAGCGGTCAAAAAACTGCAAGACATATACCCCGCTTACTTCGGCAATATGGCTGCGGAACAGGTTATGGTCGGAAATGCTGTCGGTGCTTATGAAAACCTGCGCGATGCAATTATCGAGGTCGCAGAGGCGAAGGCTGCCCAAGAACTTATTACAGAGGACAAAAAGAGTATAGCACGCATCAAAAAAACAGGGAATGCCTATACCAATTATTCTAATGCACTGAAAGAGTACAGAAAAGAATATGATAAGGCAATACAGACATACATGGATTTGGGTCAGGGTGGCCAAAGCGCTATTTGGGGTGCTAAAACTTTTGCAGAGGCTAAAACAAACATAACCCAATTCCGGAAAGAATTTATTAGCGCACTATCGAAGCTTGGTGAGGAAGGGAATACTATATGGAAGCGCATTAATGAAGATTATGAAGGTGATGTCGATGCATTTATTGCGGCGATAAATGCCGGCATCGAAAAATTGTCCCCCGCAGCAGAAAAGCTGTACACCGCCTTAACGCCGGATGAACTTAATGCAAAGGCGGAAAAAGCCCGCCAAGAGGCCGAAAACGCAGCAAAAAAAGCCGCATCCGATCAAGAGCGCAATCTAAAGGAGCTCACCAAGCAATTGCAAAAGCTCCGGGATGATGCATTGCAGGCCGAAGTAGATTCTATGAAGGAGGGCACGGCCAAGAAACTCGCGCAAATAGACCTTGACTACCAGAAACGCGCCCGTGCCATACAGGAGGCAGAGGAGCGCATCAGGGAGTTGCAAGGTGGGGAATTGACCAAGGGGCAGCAAGCCCAAATAAAAGCCTTGAACGATGCCAATAATGCCCAGCGTACTGAAGAACGGGCAAGCGTTTCTTCTATTTCGATAAGCCCCGAAGGGTTGGCATCTACAATCAATAAGAATATACAATCTTGGGACGAGTATTTGAAAGCGTATGGAACCTTCCGGGAAAAACTACAAGCTACAAAAGACATTTACGACCGTAAGATCGAAAATGCTGGCAGCATTGGAGAGCGGAAGGCACTTGAAGCCGAGCGAGATGCAGCAGTAGCAGAAATTGAAGTACAAGCCGGGCAATGGGTGCGAGAATTGACAGGCAAGACCATGGATGAATTATCCGCCCTGAAAGCAGAGCTGGAGGCATCGCTACAAGCACTGGAATCCGAATATAATGCCCTCGATTCATCAGATAGTGCCCAAGGACAGAAATTGCGCGGTGAGATCAATCAGACGCAAGCAAAAATTAATGCAGTAGATAAAGCTGCTTCGAGTACAAAATTAGCCCCCAAAGATAATGCGATCAAGAAATGGCAGCGATTAGAGAGGACACTCGGTGATATTGCAGATGGATTCGAGGGTATTGGTGATGCCGTTGGGGGCACTACTGGCGAAGTCATTAGTGCGGCGGGCGAAATTGCAACTAATGCAGCCAGTATGATTAGCAGCATTGTCACTCTTACTGAATCGTCGGCGGCAGCTATTACAACGACATCAACAACCGCCGCCAGTGCGATCAAAGCTGTTGAGCGAGCATCCGTTATTCTTGCTATTATTCAAGCGGTATTGACAATAGCAACTAAAATAGCCAGCCTATTTAATAATGATGATGAAAAACAAGCGGAAATAGACCGACTGCAAGGTAGAATTGAGCAACTGCAATGGGAATTGGATAATGCCAATGCAATTCGGCTCCAAGAAAATTCTTTTAATGCTATTCAGAAGGTAAAAGACGCTTATAATGATGCGACGAAAGCGATATTGAGCGCATACGGAAAACTAAGCCCCTTCGGGGAAGCCATCGTTAAGCGAATCAACGCGGCTAAAATAGAAGAAAAGGCAATCAAAAGTATAGCAGATGCCTATTCAAACCTTAAATATACAGACAGCAATCTTCTGGGGAAAAATAAGTTTAGTGATACCCGAGATAAACTTAACAATCTTGCAGAACAGCAGTTGTTGCTTCAAAAGCAGATTAATGCAGAGAACGACAAGAAAAAAACGGACAAATCAAAGATAAAAGAATGGGAACGTCAAATTCAAGAGCTTGGAGCCGAAGCCGCTGAAGTGATTAACGAGGTCGTCGAAACCATTATTGGCGGAACGGCGGAAGAAATCGCAAAGGAACTTGGAGATGCGTTTATAGACGCATTTATGGAAGGCGAGAATGCGGCCGAAGCGTGGGGCGAAAAGGTGGACGAGATTGTCGCAAACATCGTTAGACAAATGCTTATAAGCAGGGTTCTTGAGGAAGAAATCGGTAAAGTATTCGATAAATATAAGGCTAAATGGTTTAAGGATGGCGTTTTTCTGGGGATGGAAAATGTTACCGACTCCATGAGCGGCTTTGCGGATGATCTTAACAAGGTTGGAGAGACATTCCAAGCTGTCTGGGACAGTCTTCCTGCCGAGACAAAAGAGTTGCTTGGAAATGCCGGAGCAGCTCGGCAGGAAGCCACGGAGAGAGGCTTTAAAGCCATGTCTCAAGATACCGGCGACGAGTTAAACGGCCGATTCACGGACATTCAAGGCAAGGTTACCGACATCCGCGGCTATGTAATGGCGCAGACGCAATCAATAATCGGTCTTTTAACATCTATGGCCAATATTGAAACAGCCATGTACGCAAGCGTACAGGTAAATAATGAACTGCTCCGATATGCTGTGATGACCTACATGGAAATTGTGGAAATAAACGGAAGCACCAAAAATATAGATAAAACACTGGTACGCATTGAAGAGGGAATAAACAGCATAAAGAAAAACACGGAAAACATATAATGTCTTAAATATTAATGAGAATAAAAAAAGACATATCAGACCTAAGCAAGTTCATCGACGGCATTCAAGGTGAGGTCGTGGATTTCATGGATGAGAAGGCGCGAGAGGCCGTAAAACTCCAACAGGTCGAAGCCAATTATCGGAACCATACATGGAATCTTCGCAGTTCCCTCGGATATGTTGTAACCTACGACGGCAAGGAGAAGCGGCGGTACATAAGCGGAATGAATTACGGTGATGAAGCTGTCGAAGCGATCAAAAAGTGGCTCGATGAAGTCAACAAGTCGGGAACCAGCATTGTATTTGCCGATGGCATGTTTTACGCTTCTTTCGTCAGCTCAAAAGGCTACGATGTCCTGGACACCGCACAATCTTATTTAGTCAAAGCATTAAACGGAAGAGAATGAAAAGGGATTTACTCATAAACGGCTACGATGCCTATGCAATGGGTATCGCAATGGGATCGGGTTTCATTGCAAGTCTGAGAACACCGGCAAGCCTCAAAGATTTTGTAGAGAATGACGACCCCAAAAAGAATGGCAAGCAGGTAATTTACCCCGAAGAACCGAAAGTTGCCGCCCGCGATCTGACGCTAACATTCGTGATCTTCGGTGACACGCTCGCAGAGCACACGTTGAACTACAACAGTTTTATAGAACTACTAAAAAGAGGCAAAATGGACATCAGCGTCCCTTCAATATCTGCGGATATTTACCACTTGACCTACATGGGCAATTCAGGCAGCTACATGATGTCCGCAGACCTTACCACCTCACAACTGACAGTAAAATTCAATGAACCCAACCCAGCAAACAGGGTCGCAGAAACAGAAAATATATGACAACCCAACACAATAAGAGTGTAGATGCCATACGGGCGATGGCACTACAAACGGGCGCTTGTAAAAAGATAAACCGCGTCCAAGACTTCCCCGAGCTAATCAAACTGATGTTTACCCCACAAGGGATCGAGTTCTGCCAAGACCACAACTTCCCCTCGGTCGAAGTGTTCAGGGAAAACCGAAGCAATCTTCAAGGATTGGAAGTATATGTCGACGCTGGCGACATCACGCTAAAGGGCAAAGAATATGTATGCCTGGTCGGTGATACGAAGGCCACTATCGAGGCTTCCGGGGCTAAATTCACACATACAATCATATTGATGCACGGCGCACGAGCCCAGATCAATGCAAAAGACTATGCCGTGCTGAATATCGTAAATATCAGCGGGGAGTATTCGGTAAATAAGGATGGAACTGTCGTTGTATTGTAAAATTTAAGGGGTTGCTAACAATATTGCAAGCATCCCCTTAAATATTTTACCAACTCTTTTCTACATCACTTTGACTGGCTGCATACTTAATTAAATACGAAGTTCTTCCTTGAGTAACTCGGACATAATATTTGTTTGGTCGAACATACCAGATATCCCCACCCGTACTTAAAAGTTTGCATCGGTCCATTAATGAACTGTTTATTTCTATCATTTTATTCGTATAAGTACCAATCTCTTCTGTTACCGCCAATATGCGTTTTAGAGTACGTGAGTATGCGTAGGTAATATAATAAATCCCATTCCCTGGTTGATACTTAATTAATGAAACATCGCTATCTATATTAGATGTATCCATACTAATTGGCTCTTCTTTGTGATAGCTGGAAATATCATTTATATTTGTAGCTTGTTCAAAATTCAGATACGGATCTATTACATAATTATTTACAGACTCAACATTTACAGTACAAGATGTGGATGCTCCCTTATAATTAATTGTTAATTGAGTCGTTCCAACATGAAGCGCAGATACCCTGCGTCCATAGCTTTGTACTACGAAGTCGTCTTCGGATTTAATATCGCAATCCGAAATATCAATATCAGTATTCACCAATTCTAATTGCACCTCTTCATTAACAATTAGATTATAATTTGTTTCTTTTAGTTCTAATTTAGGGGTAGAATCGTCGCCTTTGCTGCAACTAAAAAGCGACATTGCAGCAACAAATACAAATAGAATAGGTATTCTTTTCATATCAATAAAAATATTATTGGGTTAGTAACCCAAATTTACAATTTCACATTGGAATATCCAAAAAAAGCGAGGAGTGATTTTAGCCATCTCTTGTCTTTTACATATCATCAGTCAAAGATTAATAGAAGGCTTATCATAATATGAAAAATCCTCTACACTTCCTGTTGATAGTTCTATATAATTATTAATCATAAAGTCATGAAGATCGCGCACAGAACCATACAGTATCACCTTATCATTACATAGGCTCTTGCATACCGAAGTCCCGTACGACATTGCCTTGATTATTATATCTTTATATTCTGGCGCTTTCAATATTGACTCTTGAGCATGTCTATATCCATGAACTGCACCCATTATACAGAGACGATACAAGGCGTGGTCTTCCATAAATTTATAATTATCAAGTCTTTGAGTGTTTGTATAATTATAGAGCAACTCTTTATTTGCAGGATACCACCCATATCTGGCAGCTTCATCTAATGCACGTATTGCGTTATCACTCTCATCATCATTGAATTGCTTTTCGGATAACATCATCAAGCCAACACAATAATTTTTCAAATTCTTTGCATTAATTAAGCATTCTTTATCCGGAACAGACAAAAATGGGGAACAAAATTCTTCTACTTGATAATATATTTTATCTAGTTCATTACTAATTTCATCTTTATTGTCAATGGGTTGTAAGATTTTTTTAGCTCTATTTATTTGAGTATACATATCAGTCGTATATTCTATTATTTCTGCATGAGATTGTAAGAATACCACTACAAGTTGGTACCCTTCATACTGCCTTTTAATAGCCCTCAATATACATTCATTATACCTTTTTTCCGCAGACGACAAAAATTCAGATAAACATATACCATGATTTAACAAGCTATTATTATCATCTTTTACATCAATAGATGATAGAATATTTTTAATCTCATCGAATTCGTAATATACAGTTTCCGCAAAAAAAGCATAATCCATTACAATAAAAGAATGCATCACTTTTTGTGCAATATGATGTGTCATATTTAAATAAGAATCGACCGGATATGCAGATGCATTCATTATATAATGCGCATCCTCGTCGCCTTCTTGCTCCTCATCTAGATACAACTCTCCCTCGTCATAATTTTCAATTTCATTTTCACACGGACGAGTGTTTTTTTTCTTAATCTTAAAAAGAATAATAACAATTATTATAATTAGGATAATGACTAAGAGAAGCATTGTATTTTCGCATTTTAATAGGTATTCCAAATTTACAATTCTCTATTGAAATATCCAAGAAAAAAGGCGAGGAATGGTAAAAACCACTCGTCGCCTTTGTGTTTATAGGCTTGTAGTACCTTTATTCTCCCTCTTTTATACATTCGACGGCTACCCCAATTTGTCGCATACTATTAGCGCATTTATTCGCGGTATCCGTAAATTCTTTTAATGCCTTTATTGTATTAAATACATATATCTGGCCTTTATCGCGAACGAAGGCAACAAAGTCTTCTTTCTCCGCAAATAGTTCAACAACATCTACCCCGAGAGCGTCGGCAACTTTTTCAAGCGTACCGATTGTCGTATTTCCTGCAATAGCCTTTGCAAGCCCAACGGCCGTTATTCCAATTTTTTCTGCTAATTCTTTTTGAGTTATGCCTTTATCTCGGCAAATCTCTTTGATCCTAAATTTTGCCATAAACAATAAGTTTAATTTCCACACCAGTTGCAAAGATAGAATAATTTGCCATAAAATTATATAAACCAGATAAAAAATAATAATAAGTGTAATTTTCATACTTAAACATTTGGCAAATATTATAATTATTGTTATGTTTGCATTGAGAATAAAAAACAATAACTATAATAAATCATGAAAGCAACCTACAACAAAACGAAGATCATGCGCAATGCTTGGTATCTGAAAAAGGTGCAGCCGTCTATGTCGTTCTCAGCCAGCCTCAAGAAGGCTTGGCGCAACGAGAAGTTGGCGATGATGACAAGGCGTGTCGAGAACCGACCGATGGAGCAGCCGAAGGCCGCCGAATACCGCCCGCAGCTACTGGCAGTTCCTGCGGACTACTACGGAAACAGCAGAACGTACTACGGCGACTAACTCAAATAAAATACGACCATGAACGACATAATTGAATCAGCGGATCGTCTTGCAACCTTACTCGCAGAGCAAAACGCTTGTATAGAACGCATATTGGCAATACTGGACAAATAATCACAATTTAAATATCAATGCCTATGAAAACACCATCACTTCCGGGGACACCCGACTATCAACAACTCTACAACGAGGCCATGCAGTACAAGAAGGCTTATTTTGACCTTCTCGACCGTTACTGCGATATGGTTGACAAACACATCGCGGAAACTGACCGTGAGATCGCAGCATTTACTTCCACCTCACTCAAACGCCCTGTCGACCCCTTCATCCTTATGAAAATGGGCGGCAACTCTGATGTCGCACAATGTAAATAGCCGAGCCATGAAGAAAAAGAATTCAGAACCCGACTACAAAGCATTGTATGCACATGCTATGTTGCGGCTTAACGATTCCATGCGTGAAACGCTCCAACTGCGAAAGTACATCCACGCTCTTGAAACGGATGCGCTGAATGCTTATTTAAACAAGTCCAAGTATTTCCAATCGGCAACAACCAAATACTGTTAGTCATGAACAATCTGCAAATATTCAATAACGAGAGGTTCGGGCGCGTACGTATTATTATGTCCGACGAAAATAAGCCTATGTTTCTTGCGAATGATGTAGCGAGATCATTAGGATATATAGAATATCAAAAGGCAATACGCACCCATTGCAAAGGGGTGTCCGAAATGGACACCCCTACCGATGGCGGCATTCAAAGGGTGAAATACATCCCCGAATCCGACGTTTACCGTCTTGTCATGCGGTCGAAGCTCCCGCAGGCCGAACAGTTCCAGGACTGGGTGTGCGATGAAGTTCTCCCCACGATCCGCAAGACTGGCGGATACATGTCGGCCAAAGAGACGGACACGCCCGAAATGATAATGGCACGTGCCGTGCTGGTAGCCAATGACACTATAGCCCGCCAGAAGCAACAGTTGGAGCAGGCACACAAGCAGGTCGCAGCGCTCGCCCCGAAAGCCGAACTAATGGATAAAGTACTGGACACAGACCAGAAGATCGACGTCGGGCAGGCGGCAAAGATTTTGAACCTTCCCTTCGGCCGCAACACGCTCTTTCAACGGCTCCGTGAACGCGGTATATTCTTCTGCAATCGCAATGAGCCTAAGCAAGAGTATATTAACCGGGGTTATTTCGAGTTAAAGGAGAAGTTAATAGACCGCAACAACCACGAATCGTTCACGGTTATAAAAGTCCTCGTGACGCAGAAAGGGTTGGATTTCCTCGCAAGACAATTCGAAGTAGTCCAAACGCCAAAGAAGATGGCACCGATAAAGTAACCCCCGTATACCACTATTTCCACACCACGTTGGGGGCGCCTCGCAGAAATGCGGGGCGTTTTTATTCCCTTCCTTCCAACCTCACTACAAAGTGTAGTTAACTACATCCTAACGGTGTAGTGTAGGAGGGTAAAAAAGTCAGAGAAAAATTTGCATTTTGCTAATACGTGCATTATATTTGCAGCACGAATAAGATATAGACGTACGGGTCTATCCGTATAATGTGTAAATGAAAACAACTGTATAGAGCCCTAAATAGTTATTTTAGGGCTCAATTTTATTTTACGATTAATTTTAAGTCCCAGAATATATGTTCGGGCAGGGAGAAATCCCTGCTTTTTTATTGATATTTTTACAGCTCCCCATTGTTATTAAAATGCACAGTCACACATTTGCACAGAGGCTTGAGGAATCGCCGAGCCCTTGATGCAAATGATTATTTACTCTCCGACAGGAACAGAAATATTGGACGCGCCAGTCACCAAAGAGGCTATCATCAAATATGTCCTCATGGGAGACTACTATATCGAGCTGCCCTTTAATCTCCTTGAACCAACGACATTTGCTCGTGGTTCCTACATCACATATAAAGGCCGCAAGTTCGAGATTATGTCCACGGTGCGCCCGGAGTTCGACAACAAGACCGGCGGCTATAAATACACTCTCAAATTCGAGGCTCAGCAAAACCACATGAAGCGTTTCGTATGCTTCTGGCTGGGTGGGGACAATCCCGAAGCCGTATTTCACAACACCACAGACCTCGAATCTTTCGCGGCGTTGATCGTCGCCAACATGAACAAGCAGCTCGGAGGCGAAAACTGGCAGGTAGGCACGATCACCGTTGACAATCCTAAAGCTACGAAGCTTGTATCGTTCAATGGCGATAAGTGCTGGGACATCCTCAATACGATTGCCGAAACCTTTGAGACGGAATGGTGGACAGAGGAAAACGGCGACCTCGTATCGTTATGCTTTGGCAAACTGGACTTCGGATCCCCCGAAGAGTTCAGACAGGGGAATGTAGTGAAAAACATTCCCGCAAAGAAAGGGGATGATTCGAGCTACGGCACCCGGTTCTACGTCTTTGGCTCTACTCGCAATCTTACAAGCGACTATGGGCAAGCTCCGCAAGGAGGTGAAACGAATCATGTATCTGAAATTCGGCTTCGCCTGCCGGACGGACAGCGGTATATCGACGCAATACCTGGTCTTTCGGGAAGCGACATTGTGGAGCAGGTCGTGTTCTTCGATGACATATACCCCAAGAATACGGAGACTGTCACCAGCATTGAGACCGTAGACCGGAAGAACATCGAAGGGCAAACGGATAAGGCGTATGTCATGTACTGCAAAGACACGCCGTTCCGGCCTTCGGACATGATTAAAGGCGAAACCCTAGGTGCTACCTTCACGAGCGGCAGTCTTATGGGGCGGGATTTTGAGCTAAGTATAAACTACAAACCAGAGACGTGGAAACCGGAGGATGGATTTGATAAGAAGTTCGAGATCATCGCGCAAGTAGAATCATCCGGTGAAAGCCAACTTATCATCCCCAACGAAAGCCTGCATCCCGAGCCTGGAGATACGTTTGTCATAACAGGCGTAAAACTACCTAAAGAAAGGATCGAGGAGGCTGAAAAGGAGCTCTTGAAGGCCGGGGAATCATATGCCGCGAAACACAGCAGCGACACGGACGTATACGACTGCGAAACTAATCCCGTATACTGCCAAGAAAACAAGAAGAATTACGATGCCGGGCAAGCGGTTCGCCTTGTGGATCCACGCTTCGGAGAAAGCGGCCGATTATCACGCATCCAGGGATACGAAAAAAAACTATATAACGAATATATCGCCACATATACGGTAGGCGACAATACGGCATATTCTCGTATCGGCAACATAGAATCGGAGGTGAAGGCAAACCTGTACGCACAGCGCATAGGCGTTACCGAATCGGGAGCCTCAATCTACCTTATCACCCGCTACGATTCCACTGCCGCCGCAGACTACAATGCCTATTCCGCCAAGCGTGCACTATGGGAATTCGCCAACAAACAGTTCCCGGACACATTCAAAGGTAAAATGACCTTTGACGACGGTGCCCAGTTCGGGGGGTTCGCATCCGGCATGACTGGCTTTGGCGGCATAATCGACAAGAAAGGGAACGCAGAGATGCAGAGCCTGAAACTTCGGGGATTCCTGGAGGTACCGGAACTCCGCTACAACCGTGTCGAAATATCCATGGGCGATACGTGGTATGCTCCAAGTGCCGGGATCATCGAAAGCGTCGACACCGAAGCCCAAACCATCACCCTCAAGCTCGAAGAAGGCGAGATCGGAAGTCCTCGGGTCGGGGATATATGTATGGGCATCTTCCACAATTTGAACACTTCGGAGAATGCAACCGCGGATTATGACGATGGCCGTGGCAACAGGCGCTTTGCCGGGTTCGCTACCTGCTATTTCCGCATCACCGAAGAGCTGGATACTGCAACTTACAAGACATTCAAGTACCAACTACGCCCGGTATCGGGAGCTTACCCCACCCAATATCATCCGGCGGCGTCGATGACCTTCGTGGGCTATGGCTCCTTCTCGAATGAGGATCGGCAGACCTCCCGCTACGAAACTCGGACATACCAGCGTTATTTAACGGGAGTTTCCGATTGGGAGTTCACTGCGTCCAATATCGCCGCGCAATATGGCGACCTGTCAAACCTGTCCATATTCGGAATAAAGATGAGGGGGTATTCGGCATACCTGAACAACATCTATATGTCGGGCGTCATCCAGCAATTCACGCCCGGCGGCGAAGAGGTGCCCACGATCATAGACCGCGGAGTGTGGAGCGCCACGGAAACATACAACCGCAACGACGACGTATATTGGAACAACGGGCACTGGCGCTGTCTGGTCGACGGCACCAAGACCGAGCCCGGCAAGGATGCCGAGGAGTGGGTATACTTAGGCGGATACGGGATGCTCGAAACGGTCAGCATATTCAAAAAATCGGAGAGCGAACCGGCGAAACCTACGGAGCTTAAAATACCGCCCGAAGGTTGGACTACGGAGACGCTCCCGATGTCGGATCAACGTCCTACATGGATGTGTACCGGCACCGTTGTCGACGGGGAGGTCAAATCATGGTCTGCCCCTCAGCGCGTATCGGGCGAACCGGGAAACTGGACATCCTATGTATTTAAAAATAGCGATACGGAGCCAGCAAAGCCGACATCCTCCGACCCCATTCCGTCCGGATGGAATGACGCGCCCACTGGTGTCGGTATATGGTGGATGTCCAAGGCTACGATAGACGCATCGACCGGAAAGGCCGGGGCGTGGTCGACGCCTATCCGCGTAACGGGCGAGGATGGGGAGCTGGGGCCGCATACTGACTTCAAATACGCCAAGAATAACAGCACCACCACGGCGCCGGCGCTGGTCAAAACGGATCGCACCCCCGCAGGTTGGAGCGACACCCCGCCGTCGCTCTCTTCGGGTGAATATCTGTGGATGACCCAGGCAGAAATAGACGCCAACAATAGTCTGTTGCACCCGACGGTAGGCTGGGCAACTCCGGTACGCATATCGGGAGAGCAGGGCCCTAAAGGTGATGACGGCGCCCCCGGCGAAGACGGCGCTCCCGGCAAGGATGGCTTGCAGGGTTGCATAATCCGCCTCACGGAATGGGCATCGGGAGTGGAATACCGCAATGACCTCGACCTTGTCTCCAATGGCCCCAGATACATAGACATAGTTACGATCTATGCGAACAACAAACAGCTGAAATTCCAGTGCAGCCAGACGCACACTTCGTCTGCTTCCAACAAACCGGCGGCGGGATCCGCGTCGGCATATTGGCAACAACTCAACGACATGGTGCCGATATATACGCCCCTGTTGTTCGCAGAGAATGCCGTCATCAACTTCCTGCAAGGTATGGAGTTCGTGGTGCACAACTCCAAGACAGACATTTCCGTGAATACTATCATCGCAGGGCTCGTGGGTGGCGATATTCCACTGTTCGTCGGGAACAGTACACCGTCGAATGCGCCGTTCAGGGTTGCTAAGGACGGGTCATTCGTGGCCACCAAAGCCGATATTACAGGGACTATCAACGCATCGAGCGGAACGATAGGCAACTTTACAATTGACGAAGGAGCATTAAAATCCACAGACAGCTTCGGTGATATGCTTCTATCTTCCAATCTGATTAAGTTTACAGGCAGTAAGACTAATCTTTATCTTGGAGTCGACACCTGGCCGGCATCAACGGGTGGTGCCCTCTATGGGCCTATAAGAGCAGAAGTAAGCCGCAGCGCAGCCGGCGGCACGGCAGGCAATTACGGAGTGTATATAAATGTCACCGGAGCAGCATTATCGGATGGAACCACTACCGCTGCACGTCAGTCCGGAAACCATGCCTTATATATCCCAGAGGGGTTCATAACGGGTTTCAGGCTGAGGAATGTGCGAACCTCTTCCAATAGAACCCTGACCGACATGGACAGCGTGGTGTTCAGTACGGCTACGAGAGAGATTACGCTGACTTTACCGTCTTCACCAAAACAAGGGCAGATTTATTTCATCCGAAAGGTCGGCAACGGCAATGTCAAGTTGACGCGCGGGAATACCCAGCACAGGATATGCACCAATTCCAACTCTCAAAACAACACTGAAATTACCTTGGATTGGGGTAAGCTGTGGATCATATTGTGGGATCATATGAACAGTATGTGGACGGCCAACTGGTGCCAATATTAACACAAAAACAGGATATATGAAAACATTGAATTTAAAAGAGTTCAAACTGTTCACCGACATTTCCCGCGCCGGGCATATTGTCGTCGATGCAAGGAAAGAGTTTGCCAACGCCATATACATGGGCATGAACGGCATCGTAGCGCATGACCTGGCATTCCGCATCCTCCACAGCGAAGGCGGCATCGAAGTTTCCGACGAGGAGGAATTGATTATCGTTGATACCGCAAAGATGTGCAAGGCGGTCTTCTACGACAGTATCATGTCCGCTCTCAAAAAAGAATAAACGCTCGAAAGGAATATGAAACGCATCCGGATAGGCAAGGACATAGAGATACATTGGCCGATACTCACCAATGGGCAGCAGGTAGCACTCGAAGGGCGCGACCTGAGACTCTTCGTCCATTTGCCTTCGCATATGGACATTCCCGTCGATTTCACCACCGAAGGCAACACCGCGATTTTCACCATCAGCGGAGCAATGCAAAAATCCATCGGGGTGTACCGTCTCACCATGTGGGAGAATTTGCAGAAGAGAGGGCAAACGGCGGTCGACTACTGCAAGGCCTTCGAATTGGTTCCTACGACACTTTTGGAAGGTGGCGAAGACGAAAGCAACCTTACAACGGAAACTGTCAACCTTGAGGCGTCAAGCCTTGTTATCGGATTGCCCGGCGAGAGTGCTTACGAGGCATTCAAGAAATACAACCCGAATTCCGAACTTACGGAGGAAGAATATGCCGAAGCCCCTATTAACGCTGCAAACGCCGCGAACGAAGCGGCAAAAGCGGCAAATGACGCTGTAAATAAGGTAGGGGATATTGACAAACTCCTTGCCCAAAAGGTCGACAAGGAAGAAGGGAAAGGGCTTTCTACGAACGACTACACTGACCAGGAGAAGGAGAAGCTGGCCGGGCTCTCCAACTACGACGACACGGAGATAAGGAAGGAGTTGTCCGACAAGGTGTCCAAAAAGGAGCTGACGGAGGCTGCGGCGGGCGCACTGGCTAAAGCAAAGTCGTACACGGACACCAAGACAACAGAACTATGGAATAATGTCAGAGATGTGTTTGACGCCACGTCCGAGGAGCTCAACAGCAACATATCCGGCGGGGATGCGCAGACACTGACCGAGGCCAAAAACTATACGGACAAGGCGATCTCTGAAATTCCCACCCCGGACGTCAGCGGGCAGATCGAGCGGCACAACACCTCCCCCACGGCGCATCCCGACATCCGGGAACTGCTCAACACCTGCGTAGGACTGCCGGAGTTCAACGACAAAACCTACGAGCTGACCTTCACGACAAAGGGCGGTGCGAAGTTCATCATCGACCTGCCTATCGAGATGATGGGGCTGCATTACAACGAGGATACCCAATCTATCGAGTTCGTAAATGCCGACGGCTCCATATCCTCCATCCCGGTTTCTGACTTCGTGAAAGTATATGTCGGCTCTATCGGTTCCGAGATACAGGTTACGGTCGAAGGCTCCGAAATCCGCGCCTCCCTGCTCAACAACACCGTATCCTGGGACAAGTTGACACTTGCATTGCAGGAGATGATTCAGGGCAAGGCCGACCGCACGGAGCTTCCCTCGAAACTGTCCGAACTGGAAAATGATTCCGGATATGTGACTTCGGAAGAATTGAATACTGAATTAGGCTACAAAGACCACGTAGCCTACATCCTCAAGGACTTTACGAAGAGCTATTATAACAATACGGGCTCGGACATCACGGATCGGAGCATGGTCGTTACGCCTACGCAGTCAGGCGTGACGTCGAACTTCTCCCTGACCAGCCGCATCCCGGTCGCAGCTTCGGACTTTATTTTCGTGCGCATGAAGCTGCGCGTGGACAAAGAGTGCTCTTTGCGGATCATTACCTATTCGGACAATCTCGACCAGCGGGGCCGCTGGTTCGTCCTCAAGGCAGACCGCACCTACGAAATCTACTACCGCGGCAAGGCGGCGTCGGTAGCGGGAGGGCTGAATGTGGGCACCAGCATATCCGCAGCCACCAATATCGGCCAGAAGGTCACCATCGAGGATTTTATCGTCACGCTCAATAACTATGACGCATGGTGCGATGCCGAGAGCCGGGCCACGCTGAAAAACTTCGACACGGACTCCTTCACCGTGGACGAGGGCGGGACGGGGCATTTCTTCTCGGTCGCGCAGGCGTGCGACTTCGCAAGGGACGCCTTCGATGTCGTGAACAACGCGGTTACGGTGTTTATCCGCAACGGCCTTTACGATCACGAGGCCCCGAAGAATGTGGCGATGGGTTACCCGTATGCGATCATCAACAAGGGGGCGAACCGCATATCGCTTATCGGCGAGAGCCGCGACGGCGTCATCGTCTCGTATGAGAACAACTCCGTGAACCGCGCCAAGATCATCGAGGCGGGCGGCGAATGCACCATCGCCAACATGACCGTCAACTGCCTGAACGACGAGAGTTATACGGACGCCAGCGCCGGCGGTCACCAAGTCTGCTACTGCATACATATCGATTCGGTCTTTGCCGCATCTGAGCGATATTTCACGACGGTACGGAACTGCAAACTCTTCAGTACGTGCCATTCACCCGTCGGCGCGGGCCTTGCCGACAACCAGACCATTCGGTTAGACGGCTGCGAGTGCGTCAGCGACACGCACGTAGGCACTTCGACGGGCGCGGCCACCATCCACGCAAGCACCGATGCTGCGGCGAAAAATATGGCCGTCGAGATCATCGGCTGCCGCCTGCTGTCGCTCGACGGAACCAAATCGCTCTACATGCCCGACGTGGAGGGCGGCGCTCCCTTCACACAGGTCGACGTCACGCTGCTGGGCAACACCTACTACACGACGGGGCCGGAGATCACCGATGCCGACTTCTTGTCCAGGCACAAGCTCACGCCGTGGTCGGATGCTTCGTTCAGCGAAATTTCGGTTATCGCGCACTCGGACTGCACGCTCGAAGCGCGCGTGACGCACCTCGAAGGGCTACTCGTGGGAGTGCTCTCGGGCAAAGTGCTGATCCCGGAATTGCAGGTGAAGAAGCTGGGCGTCTGGGGCGACAACAACCTCGTCGTCACGGGCGAGGGTGCGCCGACGAAAGCCCCCGACCGCGCGGGGCAGTTCTATGTCGATACGAAGAACAACGCGGTCTACCACTCCGTGGGCAACGGCGCGGTGTCGGACTGGAAGAACGCTTAAACTGCATACAACATGTCACAAGTCAACAAATACGCCGACAAGGCGGGTTACACGGCCGACAAGAACCGCAAGGACACACAGTCGGCGGTATCCTACATCGAGGACGACGGGGCGCTCATCTACGACGGCGTGAACGTCGTAGTGGACAAGCCGGCCGCCGGGGTTGGTGACCTTGCGGTCTTCGACAAGACCACGGGAACTATCCGCTTCGTCAAGGGTGCGACGCTTGTTGCAGAGCAGCTGCCGCCGCAGCTTGTCCCGGTGGCCGTGGTCTATGCCCGGCAGGGCGGGCGGGTGCTGATCGTGTCGCTTCGCAATGCGGCAAGCAGCGTTTACTGGGCGTACTCTTACGAGGTCGCCCTATCTGGCTTCGAACTGTCTACGGGGGGAACCTTCACGCTTCGTATCTATAATACCGACCACGCATTCACTTATGCCCCGGGTGCGACGCTCGCGGATATCGCCGCGCAGATCAATGCGGACGAAAAAATCAGAACCACTTATGGCTGGACAGCCTCTGCCGATGAAGCAGGGGGACGAATTGTCATGTCGACAAACACGTGGTCGCCCAATTATGTGCTTATCGACGTTACGAATGGCTGCCAAATCACCTATCCTCGGGAGAACGTGAGCTATCAGACAACACTCACGGGGATACTTATCAAAGGAACCAGAGAAGAAATTCGCCGCAAGAATGGTGTGAGTTCAAATATGGCAGGTGGTGTCCTCGACCAGTTCGCGGAATATTATTCGGAGAGAGGCCAGGCAGCCACAGGACAAAAGCCGGGAAGCGGCATAGTCATTCGGGAGAGCGTTTTCACCGAGGCCGACAACCCCGATCTGGTTGCCGTGTATCCCACCTACAAGGACTACCTGTTCGCCGAGCACATGGTACAATATCCTACGGCGTTCGGGACGATGTTGCAGGATGGCAAGATCAACACGAACCTGATCGGACGGCTTACCTTCGAGGACATTTATGGTAAGACACAGTACCGCTACCCAGCCGCTGCGGCCGCTCTCGACTTCGGCATCACCGTGGAAGGGATGACGACGGGACTGGAGGCGGGTGCATGGTGGCTGCCGTCGTCGGAAGAGGTCTACCTGCTGATGCACGACAGGGTGCGTTTCGTCGCTGACGTGGAGAAAGACCCCGTAAACCGTACCCTCTTACGCTTGAAAGCTACCATGTGCTATGGTTATAATTATCGTGTCCATACTCCATGCGAGATGCAGGAGAGTTACATCTACATTTATAGCGGACAGAACGGCACTCTGGGCTATACAGGCAAGTGCTATAAATTCGCTGCCCGCCCGGTCTGCGCCTTATAATTATCTGAACCATGGAAACACAACGACAGATCGACATCCTCGAATCACGGCAGCTCGAATTACGGGCGGTCATGGCCAAATCCGACGACAGGGCGGCCAAATGCATCAAGTCCGGCCTTGACTTCCGGGCTACCTATCCCCTGGATTATGAGGAGTACGAAGCGGCCAACGCGGAGTACAACGCGAACGAAAAGACCCTTGCGGAGCTGAGGGCCCGGCGTGCCGAAGAGCTGGCCGCCGAAGAAACGGTTATGGACTTTCAAAATATTGAGCAATGAAGATGTATATGACCAACAAGCCCAACGGCGAGCCGTTCTATCCCGTAACCGTAGCCGAAGCCGTGCTTGTTTCCGAAGGGGAAACTTTAGCCGCGGTGCTGCAACGGCTTGAACAGAGGATCGCAGAATTGGAGAAGTCGGAAGCGGCGCCCGAGGCGCAGGCAGACGTGCTGACCGAACAATAGAATATATCCTATGGAGGAATTGTGGAGGTTTATAGAAAGGTTATGCGAGAAAGTATGGCAGGTGTCGATAGGCGCCCTGGTGTACATGTTTAACGCCATAGCCCCGATACACGACATACTGACGGCCTGCATGATTATATTCGCCGCGAACTTTTTCACGGGCCTGTTCGCCGGCGTGCTCGTGCAGCACGAAGGATTCATATTCCGCAAGGCTTTCAAGTGCATATCCGAGGCTGCGGTAATATCGGGACTGATGGCCATGATACTGCTCGTCGGGGACAACATCGACAACCACGACGGGGCGATGTCGGCGATCTCGCTCGCAGTATATGCCCTGATATATTTCTACGGGGTCAACATCCTCAAGAACCTGAACCGCATATTCCCGAAGAACCGATACATCGACTTCCTGTACTATGTGCTCTCGTTCGAGATGATTAAAAAGATTCCCTATTTGGAAAACTACAAACAAAAACAAAAGGACAAATGAAAAAGAAATGGATCGTATGGAGCATCGTTGCGGCCGTGGCCGTAGTGCTCGGAATCGTATTCCCGCGTTACATCCTCGTGGGGGTTGTTTGTGCTATGGCCGGATGGGTCGGGCATATCCTGTACACTAAACACATCGCGCAATGACACGAGGGCTCAGAAACAACAACCCGCTCAACATCGAGAAGACACGGGGCGGCAATCCCTGGCAGGGCGAGGTCGTGCCGTCGAAAGACAAGCGTTTCGCGCAGTTTACGACGGTGGCATACGGCTATCGAGCTGCCTTCAAGCTGTTGAACAACTACCAGCGTAACTACGGGCTGGACACGATCCGCAAGATGATCGGCCGCTGGGCCCCGTCGGAGGAGAACCACACGGACGCCTATGTCCGCACCGTGGCGGAAAGATCGGGGGTGCCCGCCGACAGCCGGATCACCACGACCAACCGCGACGTGATGGTTCCCATCGTTGCGGCCATGTCGTTCGTAGAGAACGGCGTCGAGGCCAAGATGCTCGACGTGCAGGCCGGGTGGGAGTTGTTTGTAAAAGCATGAAACGCCTGATTCTCTACCTGCTCGCCACCCTTTCGGCCGGGGCCCTGCTCTTCGGCTGGGGATACCGCAGGGGCGCCGCGTCGGTGGTTGTCGAAGAAACGACGCGTATCGACACGGTGTTCTACCCGAGACCGGAACCGCTGCCCGGCACGTACCGCTTCGCCGACATCTCGGTGCCGGTGCTGCTCTTCGCGCCGCCCGACACGGTAACGGAGACCGTCGTTGTGAAAGTCGGGGCAGACAGCGTGCAGATGAAGGTGGCAATGGAAACACGCCCCTACTCGGACAGCACCTACCGGGCACAGGTCAGCGGGCCCCGGATCGGCAACCTGCGGCCGACGCTCGACTGGATAGAAACATACAACTGCACTACCACCCGACAGCAGGTAGTCACCCGGCGGAGCCGCTTCGCCCTGACTGCCGGGATCGGGGCGGCGTACACGCCGCAAGGGTTCCAGCCTACGGTCGGCGTAGGAGTAGGTGTTATTTTATGGCAATTCTGACAGGTATGAAGATAATTTATAACGACATCATCCCCTTCAAGGGATACAAGGCTATCAATCTGTTCGGGATCGTATTTGCCCGCAAGTCCGCCCGCCCGTTGTCGGATAAAAATAAAAACCACGAAGCGATACACACCGCACAGATGAGAGAACTGTTATATGTGCCCTTCTACATCGTCTACCTATTGGATTGGGTATTTCACGGCTTCAAGTACCGAAGGATAACTTTCGAACAGGAAGCATATGCCCATGAAGATAACCCTGAATACCTTGAAATACGAAAACACTACGCGCAATGGAAGAGATGATTTACATATACTGGGATGACTTCCCATCGGTTGTAACCGAATAACGGGCCTTGGGGTACGGGCATAAAAAAGTCCCCAACGCTTTCCCGCATATACCACTATACGATTGTGCCAACGCACCACATTGAGGACTTATTCCTTGAATCGGTGTGTTGGCTTTTTGTATAGTGGTATAACAAATTTATAATAAAAAATCGGGAAAGTATATGCGTAAATCAGAGCTTTTTGCACAAATACTCGAATGTGTTGCATTTGAAACTGAAATAGCTAAGGAACAAATCCTTTCGAAGGATAAATTTCAAGATGTGGTCGATGCGCGCTACATGCTCGTACACTTCTGCCATAAAAACGGCATGTACACCACCGACATCGCCCGGATGATGCGGTTCTCCCGACGCGCCATAGAGAAGATGGTCGCCGGGTTCGATGAACGCAAGCGATACAGCCACCCTATATTCGAAATACAGTGCGAACTTATTGCGAAGAAGTTGCCTCCCATCTGCGCCCCAATGAATTGATATGCCTGCCGCCCGCAGCCACCTTTGCAATGTTGCAACAGGTGAACGCCCGGCCTTGACAGGGGCGGCAATCATTCAATAATTATTAAAAATGGGTTCGGATAAAACTTATATTTTCGATGGAGGCGGCTCGGGTGGCGGCCTTGACATCGCGGCTCTCGTCTCGTCAATGATGGGCAACAAGGGCATGGATCCCAACCTCGTAGCGGCACTCATGAACGGTAACAACAACCGTGGTGCATGGGGCGGTGACGGGTGCTGGTGGATCTGGATCATCCTGCTGTTCTTCTGCTGGGGCGGCTTTGGTGGCAACGGCTTCGGCGGTAACAACGCCAATGGCCTTCCTGCGCAGCTCAACGGTGACGCCGGACGGGAACTTCTTATGAACGCAATCCAAGGGAACGGCGCAGCCATCAATCAGCTGGCATCGTTGCTCAACTGCTCTACGCAGCAGATTCAGAACACGCTGTGCAACATCCAGGGCACCCTCGGCATGTCAAGCCAGCAGATCATCAACGCTGTACAGTCGATGGGATGCCAAATCGGCAACCAGATCGCCGCGTGCTGCTGCGATATGAAGCAGGCCATCAATGGCGTCAATGTGGGCATGGAGCGCGGATTCAGTAGCGTTGCCTATGAAACACAACGTCAGACCTGTGATTTACAAAACACAATTCGCGAAACTTCTCAAAGCGGGACTACAGCGATAATTTCCAAACTGGATCAAATGCAGGCAGCTGCATTGCAGGATAAAATTGATGCCCTGCGCGAAAAGAACAGCACGCTGACCACGCAGCTCAACCTCGAACACCAAAACGCCTACATGGCCGGTGTTGTAGGACAGGCTGTAGCACCCGTGAACGCCGCTGTAGCGGCTTTGCAGAATGACGTGAATAGCATCAAGTGCAAGCTGCCCGAAACGGCTACCGTGCCCTATTCGCCTATTGTCGGTGTGCCTACGTGTATTGCCGCACAATATGGTCTCGGATATGGTGCAGGGTTTGGCTTTGGGGGGAGCGGCGGATTTTGGGGATAATGCTATTATTCGCCGATAGGTGAAATGTTCTTTGACTTACTGATAAGAGGCTTCCCAATCCGAAAGCCAGCGCCAATGAAATCCTTTCAATGTGCGAGTTGGTTTTCGAATGCATTCATATATTCCTCCGATGTGAAATCCGTGTAATTGATGGGCTTCGGATGCTGTTTTATATTTTGCAACCAATATTCCATTTTTAATCTGGACAATTGGCTTTCTGTTTTTCTTGTTGGGTATTCTTCGTGCTTTTGCTGCACACTCTCTTGTGACAGGGTTAAGCATGTTCATTGAACGAGTACACCAACGAAGATTACGTGCCACATTGTTCGTCCGGTTCCCATCTATATGGTCTACATATGCATAGTTATTAGGATTGGGGATGAACGCTTTAGCAACAAGCCTATGGACTAATTCAGTCTTATCTACTCCGTGTAGGGATGTAAGTCTAACTCTCAAATATCCTCCCCGATTTGGGCGAGGAGTTAATATGCGAGGTTTAGTCGTCCAACTATTGTTATTACCTCCGCTCACGCGATGGGATAGCGATGAAACCCTACCATAATCAGATACCGCGAAATAGCCGAGCGTACCATCAATAATACGCCATTCTTCTCCTTCGAGAGCAATTCTCTCTATAAATTCCCGATTTGTCATTGCCAAACAATTTAGTGGTGCCAAACGAGAAAAAGAGGGAAGGACGTTTGGCAAGCCCTTATCAGTTGGTCATGACTCCAACCTATCCCGATGTAAAATTAGTTATAATAACTTAAAATACAAAAATATGGCAGTATTCCCATTTCAGTATGTTAACCGCAGAGGCATACCGGTACTAAAAACTACAGGCGTGACAGTGGAGACCACAGGGGTTGTGTTTTCCTTTCCCAACCACGCATTTGCAAATTCGTGGTACCGGGGACTCGTGCTGGTTGAGTTGGTACAGGAAATCCCTGCCGGCACAACGGGAACACTTCCCGTGCTGTTTGAAACCAACGGGCAAAATAAGAATCTGACGACGTACAACGGAGCAAATGTTACAGTATCGGATATTCCGGGGTCAGGGGTATACCAGATATGGTATGACAAGCAGACCGATACTTTGCAATTGATGACCGGTGCCGTCTGAATTAAAAAAACAATTAACCGAAAGACGGGGAGGAGGGCTCCTTCTCCCCTATCTTTCACAAATCATTAACCAAG